GGTCGACACGCTGGATGCCGTCATCGGCTCGGTCGTCCCAGGCTCGGCGCGTATCGAAAACGGTCGCGGCATTGCGCAGGTCCGGATCAGCGAACGCGCGGACGTCGAACCGATCTGGCGCGATATTCAGGCCGGGCACATCCGTGCGGTCTCGATCGGCTACCAGGTCCACCGTTTCGAGGTGTCAAAACCCGAAGCGGCCCGAGAACTTTGGCGCGCGGTGGACTGGACGCCCTTCGAGGTGTCCGCCGTGCCCGTCGGCGCGGACCCCGCCGCGGGCTTTCGCGCCCAATCCCCCCTTCACGACTGCGTCCTCCATCGCCGGGACGTCCCACCCACCAACACAGGAGCCATCCCGATGACGGACAAACCAAACGCCCCGGCCGCAGGGGCCAAAGACCAGCCCAGCGACACAGTCGCGACCGAGGACACCACCATGACTGAACCCAAGACGCCTGTGGCCGAACCGAAAGATGGCGCCAGCGAAACCCGCGCGCAGCCGAAGCCGCAGAAGGCCGACACTGCGGCCGCACCCGATACCGAAGCCGTCGCGACCCGGGTCCGCGAGACCGAACGCGACCGCGTCTCCACGATCTATGATCTGGCAGGACGTCTGAACCTCGAACGCAGCTTTGCCGAGGATTTAGTCAAGCGCGGGACCGATATCGGCGAAGCCCGCCGTCTGATCCTCGATCAGGTGGCCGCGAAATCCGAGGAAACCCGCACATTCAGCCAGGTGTCGATCCCGCTCGGCGGCCGCGACGAACAGATCACCCGCCGGGATGCCGTCGCGAATGCGCTGCTGCACCGCTACAGCCCGACACTCTTCACTCTGGAAGATGCCGCCCGCCAGTATCGCGGCATGACGCTCATGGAACTGGCGCGTGAAAGTCTTGGAAATGCGGGCGTGAACACGCGCGGTCTTTCGCGCGACGAGGTGGCCACGCGCGCGCTGCACTCCACCTCGGACTTCCCCGAGATCCTCTCGGCCGTCACCAACAAGACCCTGCGGCAGGCCTATGAGGCCTATCCCCGGACCTTCATGCTGTTCTGCCGCCAGGTTTTGGCCACTGACTTCAAGGCCATGCACCGGGTGCAGCTCGGCGAGGCCCCGCAGCTGCTTGAGGTGAGTGAAAGCGGCGAGTTCAAGCGTGGGACGCTCGGCGAGAGCAAGGAGAGCTACAAGGTCAAGACCTATGGCCGCGTGGTCGCGATCACCCGCCAGACGCTGATCAACGACGATCTCGACGCCTTCACCCGGATTCCGGCGATGTACGGCAACTCCATCGCCCAACTCGAGTCGGACGTGGTCTGGGGCATCATCACCGCAAGCCCGGCGATGGCCGATGGCAACGCGCTGTTCCACAACAGCCACAAGAACCTCGCAGGCACCGGGGCTGCGCTCGATGTCAGCAGCGTGGGCGCGGCGCGCGCGGCGATGGCCAAGCAGACCGGCCTCGACAAGAAGACGGTGCTGAACGTCCGGCCCGCCTTCCTGATCGTGCCCGCCTCGCTGGAACTGAAGGCCGAGCAGTTGGTCGCCCAAAACCTCGTGCCCGCCGCGACGTCCAGCGTCGTGCCGCAGTCGATCCGGACGCTCGCGCCCATCAGCGAGCCGCGGCTCGACGCCGCCAGCGAAACCGCTTGGTATCTGGCGGCCAGCCCGAACCAGATCGACACCATCGAGTATGCCTATCTCGAGGGTCAGCAGGGCGCCTACATCGAGACCCGCAACGGCTTCGACGTCGATGGGGTCGAGATCAAGTGCCGCCTCGACTTCGGCGCAAAGGCCATCGACTGGCGCGGCCTCTACAAAAATCCCGGCGCATAAACCGGGCCATCCCTGACACTTCACCTCTGACGGGCGGTCCAATCAGGCCGCCCGTTCCCTTTTGCAAAGGAACTTGCACATGAAAAACTACGTCCAGCCCGGCAGTACGATCTCCCTCAGCGCACCCTATGCTGTGACCTCCGGCGATGGCTTGCTCGTCGGCTCCATTTTCGGCATCGCCGCCGGAGACGCCGCCCTGAACGATCCTGTCGAAGCCACCCTGACCGGCGTGTTCGACCTCACCAAGGTTGGCTCGCAGGCCTGGACCGTGGGCGCGAAAGTCTATTGGGACGACACCAATAAGCGCACCACAAGCGTGGCCACATCGAACACATTGATCGGCGTTGCAACCGAGGCCGTGGCGGGTGGGGCTGGTGACACCATCGGCCGCGTGCGCCTGAACGCGAGCTTCTGATGACGGCGTTTGCAGCCGTGGTTGATGCGCTGTTCACGGATCCGAACATCGGGCACGAAGCAGTCTTCATCGCCGACGGTGGCGCGCCCGTGCTGGTGCACGTCGTCTCCCGGCAGGCGGATGCAATCACCGACTTTGGCGACGCGCGGCTCTGGTCAGAGACAACCCGGATCGATCTTCGTTTGGCCGAGGTTGCAAACCCGCGCCCTGGCGATCGGATCGAAATCAACGGCGATGCCTTCCTAATCCAGGGCGAACCCGTTCGCGATCGCGAGCGGCTCGTCTGGACGGTGGACCTGCGCCCGGCATGAAGCTGAAACTCGACATCACGCCCGATCTCATCGCCGCCATGGCAGCCGAGGTGAAGGCCGGCGAGAAAGCTGTCACCGCCGCCATGCGCGAGGCCGGGACCGGGTTGAAGTCTTCGTGGCGGACCCAGGTCACTGGCGCAGGTCTCGGGCGACGGCTCGCCAACTCGATCCGTAGTCAGACCTTCCCGCGCGCAGGCGAAAGCCTTAATGCCGCCGCGCTGGTCTGNCACGACACTGGTCCGCTGATCCGCTCGAAAGATGGGTTCTACCTCGCGATCCCGACCGAAGCTGCGGGCCGTGGGTTGCGGGGCCGCCGGATCACGCCGGGCGAATGGGAACGGCGTCACGGCCTGCGCCTGCGGTTCGTCTATCGCCGCAGAGGTCCGAGCCTGCTCGTCGCTGATCGAGCTCGCATCAACAAACGCGGTCAGGCGGTGGCTTCGCGCTCAAAGACCGGCCGCAACCAGGTCACCGCGCCGATCTTTTTGCTGGTCCCGCAGGTCAAGCTGCCGAAGCGGCTGGACCTCGACCGCGACGCCGAGCAGGCGCGCGACAGCGTTCCGGGGCTGATCGTGGCAAATTGGGTGGAGAACCGATGAAAGTGAGCTAGCACAGCCACTTCGAAGTCCGTGAGACTATCTGCGGCAGCAATCTAAGACATTGGTCATGACCAGTATGCCATGCTCAAAATTCGCTTGTTGATCACGCATTTCATACGCCCACTTCAAGCCATGAAAAAGATTGTTCCTCAGCCGATATACAATAATGAGCAAGGCTTTCGCTTTTTTTTTGTTGTCGTCATTTCTCCCAAGCAATACGGCTTCGACAAGTTCGCGATTATCGTTTCTTCGGAAGTTCAAATGGTCAAACCTGAAGTTAATGTTGCCTTCCTCGACATAACGGTCTTGGAAGTAATCAAGGGGTGCTTGAAGTGGTGTGAAATCAACAAGCGCCTCCCTGTTTCCGTCAATAAATTGGCTAATCGAACGAACGCTTCCACTTCCCGATAGCGCGGCCGCTTCAAAGACGCTCCATATAATCGAAAACCCAGCAACTGCTGACCTCTCGCCCTGGGCCAGTTCACGATAACCTGGCTGGCTGCGTTCTAACCAGTCTTCTGCAAGCATTTATGGACCTTCGGCGAGATGGATAGCATTTCGAACACCATTACTGCCGGTATCTCGTAGAGAAGCAATGCCCACCCCACGCGAAACCATCCTCGCCGCGCTGCACGAGCGGCTCTCGACGCTGCCCGCTACCGCCCTGCGCGGTGAGGTGCTGCCTGAGCGCGTCCCGGCCGAGGGTCTGCTGATTCTGCGAGACGGCGAACCGGGGGAGCCCGAGGTGACGCTGTCGCCACTACGCTACCATTACCAGCATCGCGCAGAGATCGAGGCGGTCATTCAGGGCACCGCCCGTGACGCCGCCTTCGACGCGCTGACCGCCAGCATCGGCACGAACATCGCCGCCGGCCGCACGTTGGGCGGCCTCTGCGACTGGATCGAAGCCGAAGCGCCGCGCCCGGTTGATCTGCCAGTCGAGGGCGCGGCGAGCCTGAAGGCCGCCGTCATCCCGGTGGTCCTGCATTATTCAACGGCTGACCCACTCAGCTGACCCCGACAATCTGAGGAGAACACAATGGCACGAGCCCAAGGGGCGCGGGCGCAGATGGCGCTTGCGTTCGAGACGACCTATGGAACGCCGCCTGTGGGCGGTTTCACCAAGATGCCCTTCGCCAGCACGTCGCTGGGCGCCGAGCAGCCGTTGCTCAATTCCGAACTGCTGGGCTACGGCCGCGACCCGCTGGCCCCGATCAAGGATGCGGTGACGGCCGATGGCGATGTCGTCGTACCGCTTGACGCCGAGGCCTTCGGTTTCTGGCTGAAGGCGGCTTTTGGTGATCCAACCACGACTGGCACCGGCCCCTGGACGCACGAGTTTCAGTCGGGGTCCTGGACGCTGCCCAGCATGTCCATCGAGACCGGCATGCCCGAAGTGCCGCGATTTGCGATGTATTCGGGCTGCGTGCTCGACCAGATCACCTGGCAGATGCAGCGCTCGGGGCTGCTGACCGCGACGGCTCGGCTCGTGGCGCAGGGCGAGACGGTTGGAACGACCACCAGCGCCGGAACGCCCACCGCGCTGGAGCTGAAGCGTTTCGGGCATTTCAACGGGGCGATCACCCGCAACGGTTCGGCC